AATGTTATAGCTTACGGACCAATGGCAGAAGGTGCTATGAAAAAAGCAGCAAAGAAAAGTGGTGCAAAATTTATTAAAACTGCTATAATAGACGATAAAGGAAAAGGATGGGAAGTTCCAATGATCTGGCTTGATGAGGCGTCAAAGTTTAACGTTCAAAAAGGATTACCTATCTACAAGAGAGGGGGAATAGCTGTCAATGGCTGATAAAAATAATAATAACAACATAGATAAAGCTCTAGAGGCACTTACAGGTGCATTAGAAATAGAACCAACTGGTGAAGAAGTAATATTAGATCAAAAAAATGTTGCCTTTGAACCGGACGTAGAATTACTAGATGATGGTGGTGCAGAGATCAATACAGATCCAAATGCTCCAATAGATACATCACAAATACCACACAACGCTAATTTAGCAGAATATATAGATGAAAATGATTTAAGTAGTTTCTCTTCAGATCTACTAGCAGAATTCGAATCGGATCGTGATTCAAGGAAAGATTGGGAAGATACCTATATCAAAGGCCTTGATATGTTGGGCTTCAAATATGAAGACCGCACACAGCCGTTCGAAGGTGCATCCGGGGTCGTACATCCCTTACTCGCTGAATCTGTTACACAGTTTCAAGCCCAAGCGTATAAGGAACTTCTCCCCCCAAGCGGCCCCGTTCGTACCCAAGTTGTAGGCATGTCAACACCTGAAGTGGAAGATCAGGCAAAACGTGTCCAAGAATTTATGAATTACCAGATAACAGAGGTAATGCAGGAATACGATCCAGATATGGATCAATTATTATTCTATTTACCCCTTGCTGGTTCAGCATTTAAAAAAGTTTATTATGATGGACTAATGAAACGTGCATGCGCAAAGTTTGTTGCAGGTGAGGATTTAGTTATCAATTATATGGCAACAGATATAGAAAGTGCTGATCGTATAACACATATCATTAAGACTAATGGCAATGATATTAGAAAACAACAATTACAAGGATTTTACCGTGATATTGAACTCGCAACTGGACAAGTTGATACAGATGATGTTGCGGATAAAGTAGACGAATTAGAAGGATCAGAAAAGAATTATGCTTCAGGTGATGAAGAACATATAATATTAGAGATGCATGTTAATGCAGATGTTCCAGGATTTGAAGATGATACTGGAGTTAAACTTCCTTACATTATTTCTGTTGATCAATACTCAAGAGAAGTTTTATCAATAAAAAGAAACTGGAAAGAAGGAGATCCAAACTTTGCAAAGAACAATTATTTTGTACACTACAAGTTCCTCCCAGGCCTAGGCTTTTACGGCTTTGGTCTAATACATATGCTAGGTGGGTTGTCAAGAACTGCAACAAGTGTTTTGCGGCAGTTAATTGATGCAGGTACTCTTGCCAATCTGCCAGCAGGATTTAAGGCACGTGGTATGCGTATACGTGATCATGATGAGCCTTTACAACCAGGTGAATTTAGAGACGTGGATGTAACAGGTACATCTATTAAAGAATCTTTATTACCACTTCCTTATAAGGAACCAAGTGCAACATTATTTCAATTATTAGGATTTGCAGTTGATGCAGGTAAATCATTTGCAGCAATAGCAGATATGAAAATGGGTGAAGGTAATGAACAAAACCCTGTTGGAACAACACTTGCTTTAATTGAACGTGGTACAAAAGTTATGAGTGCAATTCATAAAAGATTACACTATGCACAAAAAATAGAATTTAAATTACTTTCGAAAGTATTCCAAATTTATCTTCCACCACAATATCCATACATGGTTGTTGGTGGAAATCAAATGATTAAACAATCTGATTTTGATGAACGTGTAGATGTTATTCCAGTATCAGATCCAAATATATTTTCAATGGCACAACGTGTAACATTGGCACAACAACAATTGCAATTAGCATCAGCTGCACCACAATTACATAATTTACGTGAAGCATATAGAAGAATGTATGATGCAATGGGAGTGGATAATGTAGAAGCAATATTAAAACCCGATCCAGATATGCCTGAACCAATTAGTCCGGCAATGGAAAATTCTGGTGCTATGCGAGGTTCAAATCCAAAAGCATTTCCAATGCAAGACCATATGGCACATATAGAAGCGCATGCTGAATTTATGTTTACAAGAATGGTACAGATTAATCCGCAGTTATACGCAATGCTACAATCACATGTATCAGAGCATATTGCATTAATTGCAGGACAGCAAGTACAAGAAAAGTTTAAACCACAATTTGATCAGCTTCAACAACAGATGCAACAGGCACAACAAAACCCTCAAGCGATGCAACAATTGCAACAGCAACAGGATCAATTGGTAAATCAACAAGCATCTGAACAAGCTAAGATAGAAGCACAAATGACTAAACAATTAGCACAAGATGAAGAAGCTAGAATAAGCCGTGAGCAACAAGATCCACTTGTTAAATTAAAACAACAAGAAATTGATCTAAAAGCAATGCAAACTCAAATGGAGATGCAAAAAGATATGATGGTAGATTCAGCTAAGATGGATCTTGAAAGAGATAAGCTAGAAGCTGATACAAGTATTGACTTGATGAAAGTTGCGGCTGATGCTAATAGGGATACAAATAAAGAAGATTCAGCAGAAGCAATGGCTATTCTAAAAGAAAACATGGCAGCTACGAGAGAGGCTATGAAAAATCAAACATCTGAAAGAGTTGCAAAATCGAGGGGCAATGGAACAGGATCCAAAACGACTACTACAAAAGCTAAGTGACACTATGGTTAAAATAGAAGAAGCAGCGGAAGGCGAAATAAAGAGTAGCGAAGATTATTTACAAGTATGTGGTGCTTTAATGGCAGTCACAAGGAATATGTATGAAAAAGCTTTAGGATCAGAGCAGACACAGCAAATGTTTTTAGCTGTAGCAGAAAGTTTTTCTGCACATGATGAAATTTTACGGGCCTTCAAAAATGCAAGACCCACAATTCACTAGGAGGAATAATGCCAAACGTAGGTCAAAAAAAGTTTCCATACACTTCGAGTGGTGTTCAACAAGCACAAAAGCATGCTCGTTCAACAGGACAGAAAATGCAAATGAAGAAAGGTGGAAAGGTGAAAAAGTCATACCGTAAGGGTGGGCTGAAACGAAGTAAATAGGAGGTAAACATGAATTTATTAAAAGATTTATGGGGACATTTAAAAGAATGGAATGATTGGAAAATGCGTGACTGGATTAAGGCAGGCATCGTAGTTGTTATCGTTCTTGTTGTTCTCAAAGTTATAATCGTACCAGGTGCATAATGGTAGACGCTAGATCAAGACATTTACATAACGAAGGTGCTAGGCGTGCCAATGAGGTACGCCAACGCCGTGCTACTGTGGAAAACCCTCAGTGGGCGATGTCTCGTCCTGCTGAATGGTATCAAAACAGAGAAAATCTTAGATCTGTAAAAGATACATTAGCCAATGTAAAAGGTAACCGAGATTTTTTAACTACGGATCAAGATGAATCTCGTAACATGTACCAAATGGTTATTAATAATATGGTTGGTGGTAAAGGTGCGAGAATGCTGGATACTCGTGGTTTACCTGAGGGTGCAAGAAGAACTGGAAGAACTTTATTTCAAGATCCATCAAAGTCACAAGGATTTTTTGGTGATGTTAGATCAATGGCAGGAGATATAATTCCTGGAATGACTAGAAGACCTAATCCGGCAGCAGTAAGAGCAACAGAATGGAATCCTTTACATGAAGAGGGGCACGGAAGAGATTGGTTTATAGATGAATTTGGAAAACCTTTTAGTGAAACACTTGAAGGAATAATGAAGTTTGCTCCAGGCATAGGAATGGCATCAAGAATTTTTGGTGGCAAAGAAAGAGAACCATTGCCGTCTGACAGAAGTTGGATTCCAGAGGGTTTAGGTGAATATGAAAAAGTACCTATGATTGATCTAGAAGCAATGGATAGAGATATTAATGACGGAGTTGGAATTGCGGGTGTTGTTGATTCAGATCCTGAAGAAAGAGCAGAATATGCAGCACAGACTTTTGGGGCTGATAGACATCCAGGAACAGCTTCAATTATTGAAGGTCCAATGGAACAATCAGAAGTTATTTATAGTCCACACAGGCCTACTTACTATGATAGAGCAGAAGGATTAGATTTTGAAGATGATCCAAATCAACCTTATGTTGCGCCAGATGATTATGTAGAAGAAGACTTTGGTGATTTCTATACTGATGAAAACACACTAGCACCGGAAAGAGGATTACCATTTGATGATACAAACAGAGAACAAGCTATTGCAAATCAATATGCAACTAATTTTATAGGACCAAGAGATGACCCTCACAGAAGACCAGGCATGTATGATGTTGCTGGACCAGGAATAAATCGTGGATTAATTCCATATCCTGAATACAATGACAATATGGTTTACACGCCGCAAATGGGCAGAGGTGATTTACCAAGATATGGATATGATTATGCAGGTGAAAGACAAGCGAGAGAAGAAGAATATAGATTACAACAATTATTAGACTCAATTCTTAATAAAGAAGAAGAACAAGTACCCCCTCCCTTTTCAATAGGCGCAAGTAGATAATGCCAGGTTACGATTGGAAATATGCACCTAAACCACGAAGCAGTGTACATCAAGGACCACCGGGTGGTTCTGGTAGTTCTGGTTCTAGTTCTTATGGACAAAGTGGAAGTGGGTCCTCACAAAATAATCACGGAACAGGACAAAGTTCTAGTCCTGTATCATCAATTGGATCTACACCAACAGGCGGCTGGAGCCCTAGTAATGTTCCAGAATGGCGTAAACCAAAACCAAAACCAAAACCAGAAGTAAAACCACCACCTTTTTTAACTACTAAACCAACTAAAACAATTATAGATGTAAAAGCTAAAGAAGAAGCAGAGGAACTTAAATATTATCAAGATTTTCTTTCATCAGAAACTCATCAAAATGTACCACCTGGTACTACTTGGCAGGACGTTGTAGATCAAAGAGAAAGAGAGGCATTAGCTGCATCTAAAACTAAACAACAACAAGTTCAAGGTTCATTAGACCTTTCACAAGCATTACAAGATGCTAATGTAGATAAAAGCGCTTGGGAACGAATGATGGATAAAGGTTCATTATCTCCTGAAGTAGCATTAGCCATGGGATTAGCAGAACTAAAAGATGGTAGAATTATAGATCCTGCAACAGGACAAGGTTGGGTTCCTAAAGGACAGCTTACTGAGGATATGATCACAGGCATGAAAGATCTTCAATTTATGCAAGATGAAGGTGTTTACGGCGGAGTTTCTGGTGCTGAAAAAGTAATGAATGATCTTAAAAAACAGTTACAAAGCGCTACAAATAATGAAGAATACCAAGTTGCTGCAGATGCATTAAATAGACTATTAGGACAAAGGGATGAAGAAGGTAATTTTATTTTAGATGATAAAGGTAAACCTATTTCAGGAAATACAGCTTGGATGTATGATGATATTAGTAAATATGA